TCCTGATGACCGACCGCCAAGTGTCCGGCACCGTGATGTTTGAGGCCCCAACCATCGCCGCGAAGGACTTTTTCACCGTCGCGCTTGGAACGGCCCTTGGCGCGCTGGACATCACGCACGGCACCACCGCCGGCAACCGCGTGCAGATCACGTCCAGCCGCGTGTCGGCGCAGAATCCGACCTACCAGGACCAGGACGGCATCATGATGATGCAGGTTCCGGTGCGGCTGGTTCCCAGCACGGCTGGCAACGACGAAATCAGTATCATCGTTAAGTGAGCGCCCACTAACCAGAAACAAGCCCGGCACCCGCCGGGCTTTCCCATTGGAGTTTAATAGTGTTCAAGATCACGCAACCCAACGACTACACCTGGCCCGTCACTGTCAATTTCCCGACAGATGGCGGCCGCACAGAAAAAGCGACGTTCGACGCCAAATTCAAGCGCATGACGCAGACGCGCCTGGCGGAACTGCGCGACGCCATTGAAAAGAGCGCAACCAGCGACGTCGAGATTGCCCGCGAAGTGCTGGTGGGCTGGTCTGGCGTGACGGACGACAAGGGCGATGTGCCCTACAGCGAGGCGGCTCGCGACCAGATGCTGGAAATCCCCCTGGTGGCCGCGTCCATTGTTATGGCGATGTTCGAGTCCCTGGCTGGGGCCAAGCGAAAAAACTAACTGACGCCGCCATCCACTGGGCCGGTGGTGGCGTCGAGGACAAAGCAGCCGACGACCTGGCGGCGTTCGGAGCGCCTGCCGAAATGGTGGCGGCGGCCGAAGCAAGGGGCACGGACGGTTTCGAGATTTGGGAAGAAAATGCCGAAACTTTTGGGATGTTCCTGAAACTGCAGACGCAGTGGAATGTAATGCAGGGCGGTTTCGTCGGCTTGAATTATCAGTCCGTCGAGTTCTTAGTTAAAATCCACGGTATCGCCGACGTCGTCGCATTCATGGACGACCTGCAGGCGATGGAAATGGCGGCACTAGGCGTGCTGAACAAGCGGAAGGACTGATGCCGTGGACATGAACGTAGCCCTTAAGATCGTCGCCGGCGTCAGCGGTCAGCAGGCGGTCGACCAGCTGCGCACCAGCATGGAACGGCTGGGGGATGGCGCCAACGACGTCGCCGGCCGCTTCAACATGCTCAAGGGCGCAATCGCCGGCCTAGCGGCATCCGCCGTCGTCGGCGGTTTTGTCGCCATGATCAAAAGCGCCATCGACATGGGCGACAAGCTGAACGACCTGTCGCAGAAAACAGGCATTGCGGTCGAGGACCTGGACGCGCTGGGCTATGTGGCCGAGCAAAACGGCAGCAACCTGGACGCGGTGGCTGGCGCCCTTGGTAAGCTGGCGAAGAACATGGCCGAAGCGGCCGGCGGCAGCAAGGAAGCGGTTGCCACGTTCAAGCAGTTTGGCATCAGCCAGGCGGAAATCAAAAACGGTTCCATCACCACCACCGAAGCACTGGCGCGCATATCCGAGCGGCTTGGCGCTATGCCCGACGGGTGGCAGAAAACCGCCGCAGCGCAGCAGGTGTTCGGCAAGTCGGCAGCAGACCTGGTGCCGCTACTGAATGCCGGCGCTGACGCTATTCGCAACGCCCGCGCCGAACTGGAGGGCTACGGCGCCCTGTTCGACGGCGGTTTTGCCCGCGCATCCGACGAATTCAACGACAGCATGTCGCGCCTGCGCCGGGTGGCTGGCGCTGTCAGCCTGAGTTTCGCCCGCGAACTGCTGCCGGTGCTGACGGGGTTTGTCAAAGGCATAGCCGAGGCCAGGGCCAAAGCTGACGACCTGGCGGGCGACACCAGCCTGCAGTTCTGGGCAGAAAACCTGGCGCTATCCATTGCCGCCGTGGTTGACGTGGTGCGGGTCGCCGGCCAGGGTTTCTATGCACTGCTGGGCAGCGGTCGGGCCGTCCTGGCTGACATGGGCGCCATCGGGTCCATTCTGTCAAAGGGCCCTGCTGCGCTGTTCAGTGAGCAGTCGCGGGCCGAACTTAAGGCGGCGCTAGAGAACCGCAACGCCATCGTGGCAGACGCGAACCAGCGCTACGTCGACCTGTGGAAAATGGACGGGTCCAAGTTCTACACCGCCGTCAAGGGCGCGATGGACAAAGCCAAAGAGGCGGCGAAGGAACCTGCCGTGCTAAAGCCCGGCGGGGCTGGCGGCATGAGCTTTGATTTTAGCGCCGGCAAGGACGTCAAGGAAAGCGCGTTCGACAAGCTGAAAAAGCAACTGGACGAACAGCTAGCCAAGACCGGCGACCTAACCCGCGCGCAGGAAGTCCTGAACCAGCTGAAGCTGAAGGAATACGCCGACGTTACCCCGCAGCAGCGCGCAGAACTGCTGCGCCTGGCGGCAAAGATCGACTACACCAAGCAAATCACGCAGGACAGCCAGGACCTAGCAAAAGCCGAAGCCGACCGCGCCAAGGCCCGCGACGAACAGTACAAGCGCGAGAACGACGCCATCGGGCAGCTAATGCGTAGCAAGCAGGGCGAACTGGAATTAACGCGAATGGAAGGCCAGCAGGCCGAACTGTCGGCGCGCGAATATGAAAAGCTGGTCGACGCCAAGCGCCACGAACTGCAGGTGTCCGAGGCGGTGCGCAACATGCTGCCCGAAAACGCAGCGCGCTACCGTGAGGTGGCCGACGCGATGTTTGCCGCCAAGCAGGCCGCCGAGGACCTGAATTACCAGCAGTCGCGCACGTTCGAGACGGGCGCAAGGCGCGCCATGCGCAATTATTTGGACGACATTACGAACGTTGCGAAGGTCACCGAAGACGCTATGGCGAACGCCTTCAGGGGAATGGAGGACGCACTTGTGCAGTTCACCATGACCGGAAAGCTGAACTTCAAGTCACTGGCAAACAGCATCATCCAGGACCTGATCCGCATCTACGTCCAGCAGACCATCATGAAACCGCTATTGGGTGCAATTGGCGGAATGTTTGGCGGCGGCACTTTCGCAAACGGCGCTGGTGGTTTTGAGTTGGCTGGGTCGCTGGGATTCGACGGCGGCGGCTACACCGGCAGCGGCCCCCGTTCGGGCGGCCTGGACGGGAAAGGCGGATTTCTTGCGGTCATGCACCCGCAGGAAACTGTGATCGACCACACCAAGGGGCAAGGCATGGGCAACACCAGCGTGGTGGTGAACGTGAACGTCGAGTCGGGCAGCGAACAAGTGACGACCGACGAAGGCGCCGGGCACCTGGGCCGCATGATTGCCGGTGTCGTTAAGGCGGAACTGATCCAACAGAAACGGCCCGGCGGGCTGCTGGCGGCATAATGGCAACATTCACCTACACCCCGGATTTCGGCGCCCAGGTCACCATCAAGCCGCGCGTGCGCGTGGCATCGTTCGGCGACGGCTACGAGCAGCGCCAGGGCGACGGGATTAACACCCAGCCCCAGACGTGGAACCTGCAGTGGCAAAACCGCGACAACACCGAAACCGGAAACATCAAGACGTTCTTGGCGGCACGCGGCGGCGTCGAGGCGTTTGACTGGACGCCGCCCAATGAGGCCACCGCCATTAAAGTAGTCTGCCGCGAGTGGTCGGTCACATCGGTTCGCTACAACCTGAACAACGTATCGGCCCAGTTCCACCAGGTGTTTGAGAGCTAATATATGACAACAATCGTCACCCGATCCGGCAAAGGTTCTGCGCTAACTCATGCGGAGATGGACGCCAACTTCGTCAACCTAAATACCGCGAAACCGGATAGCGTGGTCGAGCGGCTGAGTTCAGCTGCGACCACCACTTTGTCGACGGCGGTAAATACAAACCTTTCGATTCCTGTTGCGGCTAACAGAAACTATTATTTTGAGGCAATACTTGTCGTTCAGTGCTCAAGTACAGGCGGGGTGAAAGTCGCAGTTAACGGGCCGGCCAGCGCGACAGTGGTGGCGCACGCTATTGGTAACAGCACGTCGGCAACCGCCCAGACGTCGACCGTTTTTACGGCTCTTTCTACGCTTTCTTCCGTCAACTTTTGCGCAGTTGCAACGACTAACCACGGAATTAGAGTTAACGGGACTATGTCGGTAGGGGCGACTGCGGGCAACTTGGTTATCCAATTTGCCGCCACGACCGCCGGACAAACTGCGACCGTACAAGCTGGTTCTGCATTGGTCGTTATTGAGGCGGCGAACGTCTGATGGCGCAGCTATATGTAGTCAGAGACTACAACGCCGAAGGATATATCGTCGGCGACACGCCGGGTGTGTCTGGAGAAATCCAGAAGTTGGAACCGTCGGCCATCATCGAACTTTTCGAGATGGACACCACCGTGTTCGGCGGCGATGTGGTGCGGTTTCACGCCGGCACCAACGCCCTGCGGCAGAACATTGTGTGGCAGGGCGACACCTACACGGCGTTCCCGTTACAGGCGGCTGGGTTTGATTACAGTGGAAACGGACAGTTGCCGCGCCCTAAGCTGACGGTCGCCAACGTTGGCGGCGCCATTACCGCACTGGTGCTGAACTACGACGACCTGTTGGGCGCCAAGATCACCCGCAAGCGGACCCTGGCCAAGTATTTGGACGCGGTCAATTTCCCCGGCGGCACCAACCCCACCGCCGACCCAGCCGCTGAATTCTCGGATGATATTTTTTACATTGACCGCAAGGTCAATGAGAACAAGAACGTCGTGGAATTTGAACTGGCCGCCGCGTTTGATGTGGCCGGCGTGCAACTGCCGCGCCGACAGATCGTTCAGAACGTCTGCGTCTGGCGGTATCGTGGCACTGAGTGCGGCTA